GCCACGGATGCCCATGTTACCGGATGTATTGGCCAGCGCACAGGCTTCGTCCTTTCCAAGTCTTTTAACATCGAAGATAAAAGCGGCAAGCCTTGTGATGAACTCAAGCATTATTTCGACCAGGAATGGTTCTACGAATTATGCCGCCTTATTCTCGATTCCATCTATTATGGGCATTCCCTGATAGAACTGGGAGATATCAGGAAGGATGGAGACGGATGCCCTTGCTACTCGGAAGTAAAGCTTATCGACCGCAAATTCGTGATTCCAGAACATCATCGTGTAGTCACAGACCTCGGACAGGATTGGACTACAGGAATAGACTATAGAGAGCCGGAATGGTACAACAACCTTATCGAGGCAGGAAAACCTGATGATCTCGGACTCTACCTCAAGGCTGCACTCCACGCCATCCCGAAAAAGAACGTTCTCGCAGCATGGGATGTCTTTAGTGAGATTTTCGGAATGCCTATGCGAGTAGCCAAGACAGCTTCAAGAGATAAGTCTGACCAGCAGCGCATCGAAGAGATGCTCAAAGGTATGGATCTCGCTCCATGGGCATTGTTCCCCGAAGGAACGGATATCCAAATCATCGAAAGCACCAAGAGCGATGCGTTCAACGTCTATGACAAGCGTGTGGACCGTTCCAACAGCGAAATCTCCAAGCTTATCATCGGGCAGACAATGACTATCGAGGATGGTAGTTCCTTATCCCAGAGCCAAACTCACCTCAAGGTATTCGAAAACCTGATAGAGAGCGACGCGAAGATGTTGGCAAGCATTATCAATAACCAACTTATCCCTCGCATGATCCGTCACGGATATCCGCTTAAAGGCTATCATTTTTCATGGGATGAAAGCGTTGATTATACGCCGGAACAGCAGATGGAATACGAGAAAATGATCTCTGACCGTTACGAAGTGGATCCTAAGTATTTCGCAGACAAATACAACATGCCTGTGGGCGAACGCATACAGCAGCCTGGGCTGCAACTCTCCAGACCTTTTTTCGACTAAGCCCCGATGACTACAAGGGGCTGCACAGCCGATACGAAGCCATCATTGGCAAAATGAATATCCAGCTCACGTCAGCCGATGAGAAAAAACTGAGATACCAGGAAATATCCTCCAGTTTCGACAAGCTGATGAAAGCGCTTTTCCGTCAACACGGCGCGCACCTGGATATCAATATCCTGTCAAGCAACGAGGCCATGGATTTTATCCAGGAACATACCGATATCCTGGATTCCAGTTTCGAGAAGGTGGAAATGACCGAAAAGATGCGAGAGCGGTTAACCCGCTCCAACTATATCTTCTCCGGCATGAAAACCTTCCACGAGCTCAACGAGGCATTCCCTAGCTTGCTTGATGAGAATGGAGATAGAAAGCCGTTCGAACGTTTTTTAAATGATGTACGGAAGATTAACGAGACCTACAACAGGAACTATCTTCGGGCAGAATACGGCTTCGTGCAATCTTCTGCTACCATGGCTGCCAAATGGGAACGCTTTGCCGAGGATGGTGACGAATACTATCTCCAGTACAGAACTGCCCATGATGACAAGGTGCGACCGGAGCATGCTGCTCTCGACAGAGTAACACTACCAATGAGTGACCCTTTCTGGGAGAGCTACTACCCTCCAAATGGATGGAACTGCCGCTGTACGGTGGTCCAGGTTCTCAAATGGAAGTATGATGCCACGCCTCATGGTGAAGCGATGGACAGAGGTAAGGAAGCCTTAGACGGAGAACGCTTTAATATTTTCCGGTTCAATAGCGGAAAGCAGGGCAAGGCGGTTCCTGACTACAATCCTTACACCATCAAGAAGTGTAATAGCTGCGATGTAGCAAAAGGTAAGAACGTCAATCTGGCACTTCTAGACAACCAGCTGTGCGAAGCATGCAGAAGGCTGCACAAATGCGCTATGAACACTGAGGCATCACGTCTCTGTACAGAAAAGAAAGGTTACATAAAAGAATCCACCAACTTCACGAAGTCTTCCAAGTCTTTACAAACAGGAAAGTATTTTCAGACCAGAGACTCTCTAGAACTTGGTCTCAAGCATGCCCGTACGATAGAAGAAATCAACGCCTTCAAGTGGATAGCTAGCCATCTGGACCAACTCTCTTTCATACGTTTCAGCCCACTGGGAGAAGTAAAGGATATGACATCCGAAAAAGACATCAAGAATGTAGAGAAGAAGAGAAAAAGAGGCGCCACTGGTTACAATGAGTACGAGATACATATTGACGGCGAAGTCTGGAAGCTGAAAACAGAAATAAGGAAAAATAGTAGGGAAACACTCTACATAGCATTCAAAAAGAAATAACCCCAGCGTTTCCTGCGGTCCTTCACATGGGCCATTAGGAAACACCAGGGTTATCCGGATGCAAAGATACAACAAATATTTTAAACAAGCAAGAAAATGAGAAAAAAAATCAAAATGGCGAGTGTCATCACGACACCCGCCATTTTCTTTTAAATATGAAAAACATTTCTAATATTAGATCGCTCGTCTTCGCATATAAGCGCCTAAAAACATAATAAAAAATAAGTTAACAACATAATTCCCTATAACTTACAGAACCTAATATAATAGTATATATGAATTGAAAGAAATTTATCTCGCCGTGCTCCAGGGCTTGAGATACTTTACCCTGAAAACATCAATGTTCTCGTACAACTCTTCATGGCTCCCATTGGATAGAGTCTGCTTAGGATAATACCCATCAAACGATTTGCTTCTAATACCTTCCAGCGCCTGCCAGATTTTGTCAGTCAACTGCCAAGCCTCTATAGGCGCATTTTTGCTCCAGTCTATCACCGTATGCAGTTTGATATCCCCGTTGCCTCGGAGAGCGCCCTGTATCGTTGTCCAGTCTATCACTCCCAACTCTATGAATACTGCCGGGCGCTGCCACGGCTCGTCCTGATCTGCATAAACTACGTTCTCGTTCCACAAATCCACATGTTTCACCTCGGGAATATTTTTCAGCTGCTCCACGAGTGCAGCGTATAATTCTTGTCTTGGATCCATATCTTGTTTATTTAAATTTGAAGTCGTTCTCAAAATAAGAAGTAAGGTTGTCTTCTATAATGCGCCTCACGTCTTCCTCCACCTCGGGGCTCATGCCCAGGAATTGACGTTTAGGAATCTTGATAACCTTTCCTTCCTTCATCAGAGCCATCGCTTTCCAGAACTCTGCTTCCGTTCCGAGCTGACGATTCTTCTTATTGTTGCGAAGCTCGCCGTTTTCCTTCCTGCCAAAACCGCCTTGTGCTTCATTATATTTAGCCCAGAAGTATCTTTTCATCCTGGCAGTAACCTTTATTTCCCCTCCTTCATTATGGATGGCAGCATAAGGAAGATCGCTATAGAAAGTAATGCTGCTCTCATCGCTTCTACTGCTGACGCTTTTCCTCAGCGCTCCAGTATCAACGAGAATATGACCACCGGGGCGAAGCGGGCTTCTTCTTCTCGCCCAGGCTTTGGTAAAGAAAGCCTGCCTTTCAAAGTTCTGATCAAACTCATCACTGATACCGATTCTAATATCCTTCAGAATGCGGCCTATTACCGTCCTCAGTTCTTTCTCTGTTGCCATAGCCGTCGTTATCTATGAAATTCAGGAACAGCTCCTCTTGATGAGGAATCTCGTTACGAGGATCTGCGCTCGCATTCAGAATATTGTAGAACTGGCGCTCCGAGATGGCATACACCGGGTACACGTAACGCCGCCAGATCTCCCTATTAGGGACTCCCAGCTTGGCATAGCGATCAAAGATGCGGTTAATCTCCGTTACCCGCTTCTGATAACTCAATCCACGGTTGTTTCTACATTTTCCGTTCCTCATCGAGGGCTGTTCCTTTCTTTCAACTTAAAACATTATAACAATAAATAATCTAACTTTAGATGCGGCAGAAGCTTGGCTCTATGCGGCGCCAGACTCCCGTCTCCTTGTCGCGCTTCCAGAAGTAATAGTTGGTTGCATTCTTCTGCACTACATTGCTCTCCTGGAAGAGTTTCATGATTTCCGAGTACTCCGGATCATTAAACTTGTCCTCCAGCTCATAGAGCTTGGATATGCTCTTGTAATCGAGATCTCCTGCCTGGTTACGCTCCAGCAGCGTCATTGCCAACTGGTACATCGGATCATCGGTTCCCTTCTCGCTCTTCTTCATGTAATCCTTCAGAAAAGCTACCAGGCGCTCCGCTGCGAGGTCGGCACGCTCATCGAATCCCTTCACGCTGTTGCAGCTGATCTGCAAACGGAAATCACCATCAGTGATCGTGTAGTTCTTCTGCTCATCGGTTTTCACCTGACCATACTCTCGCATCAGCTTGATAAAGGCGGAAGACTCATCTCTTAGCCATACCTTAAAACCCTTGACGTCTGCGGTAACGTTAACAAGCATACCTTCCACCTTGTGCATAAACTCGCCTCGCAAGCCCTCGTAGGCATCACGCTTGTTGATGCGCTCGTTTTTTGCTTCGGCATTCAACTGAGCAAGAAGAAATGCCTTCTGCTCTTCTGACAGCTGACTAATGTCAACTGGGGAGCTGCCCTGCTTTGCAGCCGCCTGCTCCTGTTTGTTCTTTTCCTGTTCCATTTTCAATAAATATTAATTTTATATGATTGGTATTAATACCTTCCTGCTGTTTCAGTCCTCCCTTTCGCTTGATGGCTCTCAGCTTCACGCTCAGCTGCTCCAGTTCCGAAATGGTGATCAGGGCAAAATCCTTACCCGCAATCCTCGGATGACGGCAGAATTCGTTGATGCGGTTCCAGTCCTTGGTGTCTATCCCGAGTTCCTGCATCAGGTGCAGGCAGATGCTTCGCCAATGCTTGCGCTGGTCACCATAACCAAGCATGTTCTCCAATGCCTTGCAGCATTCCTTATACTCCCGCGCCCTCATCTCATGAAGATGTGTTGTGCGCCCATTCGTGTATTGGCTCACGATAGCCGCCTTAGCCTCTTCGTCATCGCCGTGCTTTGGCAACTTATTAAACGAGGCGTAGAAACGATGGTAGTTTGCAATCGGTCGTGCCATAAACTTCCCTCCTTGTTAATCTGCAATCGGTAGATCATAAGCCGAGACTCAGCTTATAGTCCTGGTAATGTTCTCGCGCTTCATGCAGGGCGTTAGGCAACGCTTGCGCAACCTCTATCTCCTTCAATATCGGAATATCATCCAGGCAGAGATATAGCCCGCTTTCAAACTCCCTTACCTGTAATCGGTGCATCGCCTCACGTCTTACTTCCTTCTCACGCTTCAGCACCTGCTGACGATGATACTCCTCAGTGGTCTTTTCCCACCATTTCTTAATCGAATAAATAATCTTTTTCATGTTCTAATGAATTGTTTATTAGTTTATAATTCTGTTGCAGAAGCACCTTTCTACACACTATCGAGCAGATAATCATCACTGTCCAGATATTCATTCTTCAGTGCATCTGCATTCATATCGCAGAGCTTGGAAGCAAGCTCGTCATACATCATTGTCTGGTCAGGATAACTGAAATCCTTAGTCTTTTTCTTGATGTAGGCGATGATATCTTCTACTGTTTCATCCATGTTTCTTCGGCTTTTTGTAAGTTACATTTTGATACCCATGCCATTTTATGATTCTCGTTGCCCACATCAGACTCTTAGTCGTAACGACATAGCTACCGGGAGTCTTTGTTGATCTGCGCACGCTCAAATCGCAGGTGTAGTTGCATTCCATCCAGTCATCCAATACCGAGCTGCATTGTTCCTTGCTCAGCAGCAGGTAGATGATGTCACCTTACTCGTAATCCCCGAGATAATCATTCACTTCACTCATAAGCTTTCAAATTACAGATTATTACTAGCCTGGATAAGTCCGTCCTCCCATACCTTGAAGGTAGCTCCGGCTTCTCCAATGAATCGGCCTTGGCAGACAGCCTCGTAGCCGACGACTCTTACTTTCACGCCCGCCATGTATTTCAGTCTGACGGCAGGCTTGCCCAGTGGCTGACTCTTCGCCTCCTGCGAGATGAAGATGAAACTCTTCTTCGGGAACTCTTCCACCAGGGCTTCCACCTGTGCATATTCCCAATGTGAGTACTGGAACGAATCCACGATAATAAACTTAGGGCCCTTGCGCTGCTTGAGCATCCTCTTCAGATTGTCGATATCTGAATCGACACAGACTCTGAACTTGCCTTGCTCTTCCTCCATGTGAAAACGCTGGATGCGTTCCTTGAAACTCATGCTTACCTTCTCCTCGAAGGAGCAGTAGAGCACAATTCCGTATTCACAGAGCTTCTTGGTGAGCTGCATCACGAACGAACTCTTGCCGCCAGCCGACGGACCCGAGATAAACCAGGTGTCATACATATCCGGCTGTCCGAAGCACCGTTCCCACTCTCCACCCCAGGGAATGGGCTTATAAGTCATCTTCAGTATCTCCCTGGGGCTATATGCCCGCTTAACCATGGCTGGCCTCCCCGGAAGCTTCAGCAGCGTTCTCTGCTGCTATCTTGAGCTTCTCTATCTCGGTATATACTCGTCTCAGCCCGCCCTGTGTCTTTCTTACGATGGTAGGAATATCTGCATCGGCTGGAGCATTCACCTTGGCAACGATGGAAGCCTGCTTCATCAGGAACTTCTCCCGCTCCTTGCCGTCATCAGGAGTCACCTTGGAGAATCTGCCTCCGTAGCGGCTCAGCATCTCTGTATATCCCACTTTCTTGCAGTCGATGCTGCGGTTTATCTTCTCCTTCAGACCATCGGCGCCCATCATATACCATCCACAGCAATGCTCCGTAGCGTTCCACAGCGCCTTCAGCTCCAGGAAGGCTTCATACTGCAAGTCTCCTGCCTCGTCGAGGATGATAAGTGGGTTGTTTAGTGTGCGGAGATAATATACCAGGTCTTCATACACATCGCTGTAGGTTCCCTTGTTGTCAGTACCAAACTCGGTGGCTATCTTGCGGATCAGTCTGCGCTTGGTCTTCACCTGTGAGCAGTCGATATAGACGGCATTCTCGTGGCAGCCGATGTAGTATTTGGCAGAGTAGGTCTTGCCGATATTCGGCTCATCGCAGAGAATCATGCTCAGAGAGGAGAGCTGCGCAAGCTCCAGCTGCTTCTGGATAAACAGAAAGGTGAAGGTGTTGGCAGGCTTCCATTCTATCTCGTGACGGAGGTTAACGCCCAGGCGACGGGCGATGCGCACCCAGTTGGCATCAGAAAGAGCCTTGTCCAAGGCGCCCTGCTTCACCATGCTATACACCGAAGTGGATATTCCGAGGGATGTAGCGTGCTTGGCATCCGAAGGATAATTGGCGCGGTTCTGTGCAATCGCAGCCAGAATCTTTTTCTTTTGTTCTGTTGTAATCATAATCGTTTATTGTTATAAGTTTATTCTAAGTCGATTCTTACGCCTGGTCGAACGCCATCGCTATTGCCAATGCGTCCTCGTCTTCTTCGGATATTGAAGATGTACCTTGTAGTACTTTACCAGCTGTCTGTACTCCGAAATCGCTATCGGGAACATCGGATGTATAAATATCCATCCCAGTCGGCTTCGCAGCGAGCTCTTCAATCTCTTTCTGTTGTTCTTCTTCATAATCCTTACTATTGTGTATTCCCAACCTAGGAACCAGGTTCTTGTTGGTGTAGTTCATAAATTCCTTGACCTTCTTTTGCTGATGGTAGAACTTCTTCTTGTCCTCCTCGGTCTGTTCTGCCATCACTCTGTTGTAGGTTTCCACCCGCTCTACCTGGTCGATGAATCTGTCTCCCTGGAAGATGAATACATCCTGCGGCTTTCCGTCCTCATCCGGCAGGTAGTAAGCGGTAACCTTGTAATTATTGGGAGCCAGGCGCTCCAATACATCCGGCTTACTCAGCCACCAGTCTTCATAGGCCACTCTTACCGTAGAATTACGCCTTACAGAGGTCTCCACCTTCTCGCCGATATATCGGGCAAGGGTAATGGCATCGAATGGGCGCAGGTTCGGGTTGATATTTTCCATCAGCACGTCCCATCTTGTCATACCGGGGTATTTCTTCTGATTAGGATGCAGCGTATGGTTCCACTCGTAGTTGTCGCGGCGGTCGTCTGCCACAAGCTCATCGAACGAGTAGTACTGCTTGTCCTCCCAAGTATCATTACCCGCATCACTTATCTTCTTGGATTCCACTCTGTATTTCCACTTGCCGTAGAATCGGCCGATACCTACGTGGTTGCGGTGGATGATACGGCGCTTCTTGGCTCCGTTAAGGCTCTCTGCCTGCTTCTCCTGCGAGTTGAGAGGCGCACAGTAGCGTACATAGCTGAATACCGTTCCTTCCTGGAGCAGGGTGTACTTATATTCAGACATCAGGTGGTTCTCCACCTCAATACCTGCCGGAATGCCCCAGCCATGCTTGGCTATCAGCCTGAACATCTCTCTGAAGCATTCCTTCACCAGGTTCTGGTCCTTGTCCCTGGAATAGCTGGCGCCCAGAACGCACTGGCTCACAGAGTCATAGGCATAATAGGCTTTCACCCTCAGTTTCGTGTCCTTCAGCTTACGGGTCAGATCCACGTCATCCATGGTTATCTGGCTCAGTGAGTATTCTCCGGCATGACGGTGCATGTGCGGCATACTCTCGTGCATGAAGGCGCTCCAGCTCAGCTGACTCTTATCCCAGATAAGCCTGTTCTTCGGCTTATTCAGGATGTTTCTGATGGTACTGTCGCTCAAACTCTTCGGATTCCCATCCTTGTCACAGAAATCTTCCGGGTCGAACAGCTCTCCAGTCTGAACATCATAAACATCAAGCTCGCCGCATACGAAGGAGTCATACAAATCCTTCACCTGGGAGTTGAGAGGCTTGTTAGGAAGGCATTGCAGGCCGATGACCAGCTTCTCCGTCTTCACGTCAACCTTTCTAGTGTTCTGATTACCGAATTTGCCACTGATCAGTACGCCGTAGCCACCAGCCTTATACTCATTCACCTTCTTTCGGAATCTCAGTGTCGATTCGGGTAGGGTATGATGATAGGTTTCCTTCAATACCTTGATGGTACTTGCCATCATTTCCCAGTCGTAGCGTTCGCCCATCAGCTTGCGGTAGGCAGAGGCTCGTTCGTAGAGCTTGATGCAGGTATTGAGCACTGAAGCATTCACCACATACTCCTGAATCTTCTCTGCCGACAGGTCCAAGCCCGTCTGCTGTCTGCTCTGAAAGTAGCACATGGCGTGCTGATCTACCTCATAATTGGAAGTTATCCATCCTCGCAGCCTTACTTCGGGACCTCCGGGGAACTCTACTTCCACCGCCTTGCGGTATTTAGTAGGCAAGCTATCTACGGCAATGAGAGCCGTGCAGCCGCTTGCGCCACCGCCTCGACGTACCACGTTTAATCTCTTGCGATTCACCGCAGAGTCGTAGCAACTCTTGCTCATGATGCCCGTTCCAACAAGTTCTGTCGCAGATATACAAAGTGTATTGCCGTAATATTCCATAACTATAACCTTTCTTTATTCTTCACTGGTGAAATAATTCCAGATTCTACCCACACAGATGCCTGCAAAGAGACATACGATGGATATAATCAGATACCGAGTAATGTCCATAACTCTATCCTCCAACTCTAAATCCACGTTCCAGACGTTCTCTCATACCAGGATTACCGATAATTTCGGCATCCTTCTGTCTCCACCTTTCTGCCATGATCTGAAGCGAAGGCATCTCGCGGACCAAGACATTGTCCGCAGATACCATTTCCTTACCTTTAAAGAAGATGGTAGCATTGCCAGTCTTCTTGTCGAACTCCAGTACCGCTCCGTTGGAGAAGTATTGTCTGAAGCTTCCTTCATGGTCGAAAAGCAAAGTGTCACCCTTTTCGGCAACCACCGTCTCCACGCCGCCGTTAATCTTGGCGTACTGGCGGATGCGCTTTGCCTTGTCGCTCATGCCCCGCTTAGGGTCGAAGGTGAGAGCAAGCCAGATAGCTTGGTCTGACACCTTGAAGGTCTTGCGTATTCCTTCGCGTACCTCCGTGCTTACGTCTATTGCTCTTTTCATATTCTAACAATATTATAATTTTATTCTAATGGTGGAGGAAGGCGGAGTCGAACCGCCATACATTCCAGCTACCTCCAAGTTGCCGGGAAACGTTGCCCGGCTCGTTGTTAATCCTGATTCTTTCTACCCTTTGAAAACTAAACTTATGGCAAACATTAAGTCTTTTTCGCTCAAAATGCTTATCTTTGCACCAAAATTCATGTTTCACTTATTAATTTATCACTTATGGCACTTTACGTATTAGAGTTCCAGGCAGAGTTCCAAACGGTACTCCCGGAAGAAGAGTTGAAAAGACAGCTCTATCCTGTGCACTTAATGCTCGACGGCGTAACGGAAACATTTTCCCGCAACATCGGCATACCAAAGTACTCCTGCTCAGGAGAAGAACTTTGTGTGCCTGGTCTATCGGCATTCCGGTATTCTGCCGTGATGCAAATGGGCAAGTCTCGCCTCGATATCTTAGATCGACTTCTTCTATCTTTCCAGCCTCTTCTAAGAGAGTTATTACCTTCATGCACTCTGAGATGGAATTTAAAAGAATTACACTTTTCGTCTTAGTTTCTTTTTTCATCTTAATCTCTTTTTATCAGGAGGAGAACCTATCATTCTCCTCCACTTGTTAAACACTCTATTTCTTCTCAACCTTATAGCCCTTACCTCGAAGGTAAGTCGCTACATACTCATCATCACCCACATCTTTGAGCACATCGAAGAGATATCCCTTCACATAGTCTGCTACTGCGCTTGATGATGCAAGCTCGATGTTCTTGGAGATAAACTCCACTTTCTTTGTTCTACCAAGACCGTTGAAGGCCTTCTCTACATTTTCCATCATTATGACTTTTTAAGTTTATAAATTTGCCCAGCTCGCGCTTTTTTAGTATCTTTGGCGCGGTGTTTATCTTAAACACGGTGCAAAGATAATATGAATATTTCATACCACCAAACTTTTTGATGGATTTTTTCATACTAAAGATAAAAATATGGGTGAAAATCTCAGATTCGTCCAAATATTGGACATGTTGAAGGAAAAAGGCGTAATATCTGACTATGTTCAGGTAGCCAGCGTTCTAGAAACGAACAAGGCAGCTATCAGTGATATAAAAGGGCAGCGAAAGAAACTATCCATAGATTTACTTCGCCGTCTGAAACTTTCATACCCTGAAGTTAATCTAGAATGGGTAATAATGGGATCAGGTTCACCTTTTGGGGATTCTAGTAACGACAATCCGAGCTTGTCCAGCATTGAGCTTATAGAAAAAATTAGTAAGCAAGCTGAAGAAATTGGATGTCTGAAAGAAAGAATCCGTCAAATGACAATAGAAAAAGAAAAGCATGTATCGGATGTATGCACTTCCAATATTGCAAATGCCGGTTAAAATAAGTAATGTTATGTACATCACAATATTCCTAATTATATTAATAGTGATATTTGTTTGTTTGATGAATACCAAAATCAAGAAAGAGAAAGAAGAAAAGAATCTTATGATTGCCAACTCAAGCAAACAAACAGAATATGATTTGCGTATGCAGAAAAAACACAGGAGATACAACCGCTTATTGAGACATAGGCGAGTTTGGGCTGTGCTTAGATTTATCAAAGAGTTTGAGAATATACAAACAAGTGAGAATTTCTACGAATTAGATAAGGCTATAACAGAGTTCGAAGTAGCAAAAGAACGCTTATATGAGGCGGATTATACTCCTGACTTAGAAGACTTATCTACTGCTATTCGATTTTGTCTGCATCAACAGGCAACGCACAAGTGCGCACATAGACTATCTAAGAATGAAATTGAAAAGATATACGATTGGAGACTTTTTTCATATAATAAGTATAAACCTCTAGTTAATGCCGCAAAACATTTTAAGTTATATTGGGATGAAGTGTTAGAAAGCTATAAAAAGCAATCCGCTAAATGCAAAAGGAATGAGTATGTCGTTAATCATCTTCTTGAAATGAAGGAGAAAGATACATTCTTGAATATTCCAAACTCTAAAGAGATATTTGACGATTTAATAGAATACTATTCTTCACTCCCATCATTCCATAAGTGCCCCTAGGGTGTTCCCCCTCCCCCTGGAAGGTGCTAAAATAGCCCCTATATACTATATATAATAAGGTGTAAGCGCCAAAAACCGAAGTCGAAAAAGGGTATGTTCCCTGCACATAAAGTGGCAAAAGTGGTAGTTTTCCTACCCAAGCTATCGTTATGCGTTTTACCCCACTTTTGCAAGTCCAGTTTTTGAAAAATGCAAGTCCAGTTTGCAAGTCCACTTGCAAGTCCACTACCCAAAATCGACCATTTTGGGCACAAAAAAGGGGAGCCCGAAAGCTCCCCAAATACCCATAAATCACCCCCTAAAAGCATACAGGCTTATAATGTCGTTCCAACACGCCCAAAACGCCCTAAAAATGTCGTTCTAAGCCCTTATTTCTCCTCGGACGATACATTACTCATCCGACCACCCGAAACAAGCGTAGATTGCTTAATTACAGCGCGTTTCGTCATTACCGTACCATTTCCACCAAGCCCTGCGTGCAGCAGATAGTTCTTGGTTGCACCTATCTCTTCAGCCGTCAATACGGTGTATATCGCCGAGATGGAGCTGAAATAGAAGTCTTTTCGTCCTTCATGCTTGCCCACCATCAGGTGAACGTGTACTACTTTTGCCATATTTCTATCGTTTTAAGTCCTACATCAGGAGCCACACACCGCAAAGCGCATCGCCCTCATTATCGGCTGCAAATATACCAAATAATTGTTATATGGAATAAAATCGCATCTTAATTATTCCTAAAACCCAAATTTTTCTTCGCAACAAGGCACAAAAAAGCGGCCGTTAAGCCGCTCTAATCCTTCACCGTCTCCATCTATCCATCGCCTTGCAGACAAGCCCTCCTGCACGCCTCAGAAGCCTCTCTGCCTCTCTGATGTAAAGCAGATGCAATCCGATGTAAACTTTCCCCTCGTTCTATGTAAACCAACCTCTCAGATAATTCAACCAAAATTCAACCAATGTAAACGTTTCGTTTTACACCCTCATTTTCTCTTCATCTATCTAACTATCTCTATTCTAGGTTCTTCCATCATTTTCGGTCTCTCTCTTAAATATACGCTTCGTTTTGTGCCCTCTATATGCTTAGTGGAGTCTTGAAGTCATCGACTGCTGTTGAAGCAAACATCCGCATTATGCGAGCATTCGTATCTATGCGCCATTTTATGGTGAACAATGCGGCGATTTTCCAACGATTG